TCATCTCTCCAATAAGAACTCATTTTTATATTTATAATATATAAAATAAATAAATAAAAAAAAATAAAAAAAATAAACTTTAAAAAATAAAAAAATTTATTGGGTGCGGCCAGTAGCAGTTTCAACTTGGGCGGCTGCAACTTCACCTCTTCTTTGACTTGTAATATCTTCATCAGTTTTTTCTTTTGTATCATCCGTTGATTCTATGTCTCCGTATGTTTCTAATCCAGATCCAGCGAGAGCTAATCCCGCCCCGGCGGCTTCAAGAGATAAACCCCCGATACCAGTCCAAGCTGTAAGTACGCCGGCTACCTCTAATCCAGATCCTACAACATTTAAAACGTTACCAACTCTCGACCAATTATTAGAGCCGAAAGCATCTTTATTAAATCCGCCTTTGGCTATTCGATCTATATCTTGATAAACATCGATGGCTCCTCCAACTCCGGCTAGAACTGTTTTCCCCCCAGTTTTTAAAACTCCTTTTGCAACATCTGCTCCAATTTCAGCACCAGTTTTTCCAGCTTTGGCGAGATCAGCGGAGCTTTGAATTCCTCCTTCGGCTGTTCTTGCAGCTTCTGCGGCTTGGGTTGATTCATCCACGGTTTGTTCGGCTGTATATAATTCGCGTGGAGCTGAATTATGGGCGGCCTCTAATCCTTCTTGGGTTGGTACTCCAACAAGAGCTCCTTCACTAGATCTTAAAACCCCAGTCTCGCTTGTTAATTCACCGATATTTGTTCCGGCGGCAAATCTTTCAGCTCCGATTTCTTCGACGCCGGCTGGTAATTCGCTCGCCGCTTGTCTTAAATCCTCGGCCGACCGTATATCTCCACCAGCAAGAGGGGCTCTTTCTTGACCGGCGTCTTTCGCCATTCTTTCAGCCAGAGATGTTTTTATTTCTTTAATTCCTCCAAGTGCTTTTTTTGCATTTTTACCTACTTCTAATTTTGAGACAACTTTCCCCCCAGATGTAGTTAAACTTACCATATTTTTTTGCATTTTTCCCGCTTGATCTTCATCAACAGCTAAATTTGCTGTATCTAATTGCTCGGCAAGAGAATTGTTAAAATCAGCTGTTGCTTGGTTCAATTGTCTTGCAGCTTCTGATTGGGCGTTGGCTTGGGCGATTGATGCTCCGCTTCCGTATAAATCCATTTTATATTAAATATATATAATTTAAATTAATTTATAATTAAAAAAATTTATTTTCTCCTTCTGCGATTTTAGTTTCAAATCGAATGTAAGCTGTTGCTGGGTTTGTCTGCATATCTAGATACAAGAAAGAATAAGGAGCATCTTCTATGGCTTTTTTATATAATTCCATAAATATTTTTGGAAATAAATCTCCGTATTCTTCCTCAATTTTTTCAAGTTCTTTGTTGTTCTGTTGTTTCATAATAATTACATCGGTCGCATTATTTCTGATGAGGCCAGATACGGCCCTAAATGATTGAGTAGTAAAAGCTAATAATCCTATCCCATAATGTCTAAATCTAGTAGCCAAAAATGAGACTGCATTATTTTTTTTAAAATCTTTTGTTAATATATCATCTAAAACCATCGCAACTGTTGGCCTTTCAAAATCTTCATATTTCTTCTGTACTTCAATTATATCTGTTACCATTTCATCTGTGTAATGATCCTCGCAGTCGAAATATTTATTCATTAATTTTCCCTTGGGATCTGCATTTAATGTATTACTAATAATTTTTACTACATCGAATTTATCTTTATACATAGAAGGATTACATAATAAATTTACGAGTAAATTGCTTTTTCCTTGTTTTACAGATCCAACAATTAATAATAAAGATGGAGGCTGGGGTAAATGAGGATGTATATCGGTGAATCTATCATCCGGATCTGGATCGCGTACTTTAAATACCTTTGGGGGTTCTCTTTCCATTTATAAGTATAATATATATTTTTTTTATATATAATAAATATAAAATATGAACCAGCATTTTTATATCAATCTTAAAGATCGGCCAGAAAGAAAAATGGAAACTATAACAGAATTAAGAAAATTAGGAATTAAAAAACCAAATAGATTTGAAGCTATAACTCACGAGATACCGTTGGTTGGTTGCGCTAGATCTCATATAGGCTGTATGGAAGAAGCTAAAAAAAGAGGATGGGATTATGTAATAATTTTTGAAGATGATATCAAAATCGAAAATAAAAAAAAGATTAATGAAAAAATAAAGAAATATATAAATTATAATTATGATGTATTATTTCTTGGCTGTTGGAATTATGAAAAACCGGTTCAAGTTGAACCAGATCTTGCGAGAGTTGTGAGGGCTTGTTGTCTTCACGCATATATTGTAAAATCTCATTATTACGATACATTTATAAATAATTTAAAAGAGGGAGTAAAATTAAAATTAATTGATAATCTAAATGAAAATAATAATGATGAATATATGCAAAGATTACAAAAAAAAGATAAATGGTTTTGTATAACGCCGATACATATTACCCAGAAAGACGGCTGGTCTGATAATTTTGGAGAGATCAGAAATTATAGCGAAGTTATTAAGTACATACCGCCATTATAAAATCGGTTGTTTTTTTATCAATAGACATTTGAGCTAAATTATTGTCTTCTCCTTTAAATTTATCTTTATCAATTGTATTTTTCTTATGGATAATTGCAGTCATAGTTTTAAAAGGATTTGTAAGAGCAATTGTTTTTTCTTTGCAGCTTTCAGTTATTCCTAACCCTTCTGCACGATTTGAATTCATAAATCCTCTTGTTTTATTGTACCATTTTTTATGAAGCATAATAGTTGCCTCGTGAATCAATAATTTTGAATTTGCATTTAGAGCGTAGAAATCTTTATCAGTATATGGATGATATAAAAATATCATTTTATCGCATCCAACGCAGCCAGCTTTTTTTTCTTTTAAAATTTCGTAAGAGTGAGAAATATAAGTTGGCTCGTATAGATCATCATCATCCATAAATGCTATGATTTCATTATTTGAATTTTTTATTAAATTATGTCTTTTAAATCCAATACTTCTTTTTTTTTCATTTCTCATATATTTCACTTTGATTGGTTTTACAGCTTCTTTAAATAAATTATAATTATCAAACAGAGGCTCTTCCCCGTCATCATCAATAACTACTTGTAATTTTTTATGAGGGTAATCTTGCACTTTTAAATTTCTGATAACAAATGGTAAAAAATTCTTTCTATTATATGTTGGAATTAATATCGATATATTTGGGAGATCCATTTATAATAATATATATATATTATTATTTTTTTCAAAACGGGGTGAAATAATCCCATCCTAAATATTCTTTCTCTTTTTTCTTTTTTAAAATTGGTGCAAATCTTCGATGAGTTTCAATCTCTTCATAATGAGGATAATTATTTTTTATGTAACTATACGCTTTTTTAATGGCGGGCATCCAGTAATCATCATTAACTAAATATCCATTTACTTTTAATAATATATCTGCATAAAAATTATTTAATATAACGTGGTCGTAAATGTGAGAACCATCTACAAAAATTAAATCATATTTTTCATTATTTTTTACTAATTCTGGTAAAGCTATATAATCAAAATTATCATTAAATATATGTTTTTTTTGTAAATTCATTTTCTCAATATTTTTTAATCCATTACTAGACCAAAAAGTTTTTTGATATGGATCTATACTTGTTAATGATGTACCTTCTATTTCTTCAAGTGCAGATAAAATAGCTATGCTAGACATTCCATCTGCCATTCCTATTTCAAGTATTTTTTTACAGTTATTTTTTTTAATAAATTCTTTCAAATATTCTTGTGAATCTTTATCAATACCAGCTATTTCATTTGTCTTTAATAATTCCATTTATAATGATAATATATTTTAATTTTTTTATTTTAATTTACCAAAACCAACCTTTATTTTTTTCAGCTTCTTTTTGTTTAATGAAATCTTTGATAATTGATAAATCAGCTTTGATACATATGACGTCTGTTTTTAATTTATTGATATCTCTTCTTATAAAATCTATTTGTTGTTTGACATCTTGAATGGGTTTTTGGCTAACATCGGGCATATATATTTTATTTTAATATTTTAATTTACAATCAAAAATAAAATAAATAAAAAAATAAATATGGAAAGAATGCAAACCCCGAGGCCGCTTCCAGATGATATTGATGAATGGAGTGATGAAATAGAAGAACTGCTTTCAGAATGGGGGGAGGTTGCTATGTGTTACGCTTATCTTCATAATTATAGTACCAGAAAATATAAAAGGAAATATCAGCATTTACAGATACCTATTATTGTTTTATCTACATTAACTGGCGTAGGTAATTTTGCAGTCGATAGTTACATCCCGACTGATTATCAGCACGGATTTACAGCTTGTGTTGGAGGTTTGAATATATTCTGCGGAATACTAGGAACCCTTGGATCATTTTTAAAATATGCTGAAACATTTGAAGGTCATCGTATTTCAGCTTTGGCTTGGTCTAAACTTGGAAGAGCAATCGAAATAGAACTCTCTCTTCACGATAAGAAAAGGAAGCCTTGCCGAGATTTCCTCAAAGTATGCAGAAGTGAATATGACAATTTACTTGAATCTTCTCCAAATCTTGATTTAGATATTATAAGTGATTTTAATAAAAAATTTAATGACAAATATCCAGATGTTAGAAAACCCATCATATGTAATGGATTAAAAGCAATTGTACCATATAGAGATCATCCGGTGAAAAAGCCCGAATCCGAACAAGTGATTTTAGATCAACCTTAATTTAAGCGCCGGTTTAATTTTATAAATGTTAGAAAAGTGTCTGGGCTGGAATGCTGTTTTTTTTTTTTGAGAGACCTTTTTATTTTTTAAAATTCACTTTCCAGCCCAGACACTTTTTTTTGAATATACCATTTTTAGAAAAATTAAGAAGAAATTATTTTTGCAAAAATTAAATTGAAATTAATAATAATTTTTTATTATTTTTAGAAAATAAAAATAAAATCTTTTATTAAATATAATGGATTTTTTACCAGAAGTTAAAACAGATTTTATTCCAAGTGATGAAGAAGGATCAGATGATGAAAATCTTGATATTGAAATAAAAGATTTTAATCAAGAAAAAGATAAATCACAAGAAGAAATTGAAGAGGAGCCTATTGAGAAGATAGTACCCAAAGCTAAAAACAAGAGAGACAATATGGACGTGAATGATATATTTAATTTACCATCTGATAATTTAACAAAATCTGGAAAACCTAGAAAGAAGCGTCCTCCTATGAGTGAAGCTCATAAAGAGAAACTGAAAGCTGCAAGAGAAAAGGCTATGGAGGTTAGAAAGAAGAAAGCCCAAGAAAAAAAGGAGGCAAAAGAATTAGATAAACAAGAGAAAGAATTATTAAAAAAACAAAAGATAAAGAAAGTGCAGAAATTAAAAGAAGAAATAGAAGAAGAAGAAAAACCAATTGAATCTAAAAAGATTGAAACTCAAATGATATTTTCTAAAAAAGATTTAGAAGAGGCTCAATTGCAAGCTATAATGAATTATGAAAAAATTAGAAAAGATAGAAAAGCTGAAAAACAAGAGAGATTAAAAAAAGAAAAAGAACAAGAACAATTAAGGGCAACTATCAGACGTGCCGTGCAACCTCCGGTAGAATATAATCCATTTAATGGATGTTATTAACCTTTGGTATTAGTTTAATTTGAATTTTTTTTTATATTGTTTAATATTAGTATTAAGATTTGTCGATGCCCCCCATAATATATAATAACTTAAATGACCCGCCGACATATAATCACCCTTGGATAAATCTTTTTTGTGTCTCACCTTGTATTTATCTCGCCGTGATTTGTCTTTATGCTGGGTATAATCTTGATATCTATTATCGCCGAATTGGGTTGTTTTTATCTTCTTATCTCCATCTGAAAAAATAGCCTTCCATTTTTTATTTTTTGCTGTACCTTTTTCAATTATCATTTTTATCATAATATACTTTATTATGATAAAATATAAAAATATATATATTACAAAAAAAAAGTGTCTGGGCTGGAAAGTGGATTTCAAAAAATAAAAAGGTGTTTTAAAAAAAAAAAATAGGTTTCCAGCCCGGACACTTTTCTAACATTTATAAAATCAATCCGACCCTTAAATTATTTTAAAGACATAAAACCCTCTTCATCTTCTGATACTGAATACTCTTCCTCTGTTGCAGCCGATCCTTCATCATCTGAATATTTTTCTCTTTTCAAAAAACTTGGAGGCTTATAATCTTCATCAACTTTAACATTCTCTGTAAATTCAGCGATTAAATCTGGTCTTCCATTTCTTGCTAGAATACTTACGATTTCCTCAAAACTCACTTGATCCATTTTATATTATTATATAGATTTTTTTATTTCATATTTTCCGTAAATTTCATCAATACTTAATTTTTCATCAATATCTTTTTGAATTGATTCAATTAATTCAGAAGCCACCCAATCTTCTTTAAGATCACAATCAAGGAGATCGTACCACCAGTTATCATCCCCTTCAAGCTCCCATTCTACTTTTTCGAACATTTTCATTTCTTCATCCGTGAGAGATAATTTAACCATTTTATATTTATAATATATAATTTTTTTTTAATTATTTATTTTTTTTTTTACTTTCTTTTTCTTCATCTTCCATTATTGATTGAATTAATCCGACGGGAGTTTTTCTTATTTTTTGAATTTTATAAATCACAGCTGATGTTTTATCTACATTTGCATATTCTCCGTCGCTGTCGTGAATAGAGGTCGTAATATCAGCGATAGATGTAGGTTTTGTAACTGTAAATTGAATATCACTCGGATTTCCCATAAAATAATCATTAGCCGCTGAATATTTATCAACAATAGAAATTATGGGAAGATTTGCTCCGGTAGGATTTCCTCCGATAGCGCTCGACCCTTCAAGAATATTAGATCTGATAGTATAATATGGTCTTAAAACTGATTTCTGTAAATCGCTCGCTGTAATTGTTGAAGATTGAGTGAGAATATTAACTTGATTATATTGAGTAGTTGGCTGCGCGTTTGTAGCCGTGAAGTGACCGTCACTTGCGTCAGCTGCCCCATTATAAACCCACTCATCATTTGAGCCAGTATGTATGGCTTTATATTTTACAATTCCTACGGGATATGGGAGAGCTGTATGAAATTGTCCGGCCTCGTAATAATTTGCAATATAAGATTTAGTATCAGTAGCTACAACCTCTGCATTTGTTGTAGGTCTATATAATTTATCAGAGTTTTCATTATCAACTCTTTTAGTAAGTACATTTAATTTTGAAGCTGGGGCTGCGACTGCGTCATAATCAAAACCTAAAATATCCCATAAATTATCCTCCCAATTATCAGCATCAAATCCCCAATTATCGATATATATTCCTCCGTGAGAATCGAAAACCGTGAAAGGCTGGATGTTATCATTCCAAGCATTAAAAGTTGCTGTATTTGTTCCATCCGTAGTATAATTTGATACATATTCTTTTGCAGTCTTTGGATAAACCGTGGTACTTATAGCGAAATCATTTCTTGTATATGGTTTAAATGTAGGAGAAAATCCAAATTGAGATGGCCTAGGATTTATTTTATAAACTGTATTACCAGCATCTGCATTTATAGGAGGAGGCACTAATTCTCTTAATTGTAAATTTGCGGCTGGGGTCATACTTTCACTTGTAATACTTTTAGCTGTATTCCCAGCTTTGAATTTATTTCCAAGATTATTAGATGTATGAAGTCTTGAAAATTCAAATCTGTTGGATACGGTATTATATGATAAAAGAGGATTATTAGCTCCGATATAAGTCATAGTTTGATAAGGTGACATATCAAATGTAAATAAATTACTTCCCAGAGCGTGCAGATGTTGAATTGTATCTGTATATGTTTTAACTACATCAGAGGCTCCTTTACCGTCATTTTGAGTGGCCTTTGTCCCAATATCTACATTATCATATCCAGAATATGGAGTTATAATAGCTGTACCATAGGCGGTAGCGTGAAAATCGAAACCGATTCTTCTTCCAGCGTTTATTTTATCACCGGCATCCGTGAATAGCATTCTCGGCACTCCTCCTAATTCAACTGTATCAAAAGATATAAAAAATTTACTTCCGGTATATTCACCGTCACTATCGTAAAGACTAATCGCGATAGGCATAATACATCCAAAAGCCAATTCAGACTCACCTAAAATAAAACTCTTTGGATTATCATAAAATAAATCTCTACTTGCTGGGGTATATTTGAAAAACACGGGAACTGTTGATCTAACGTGAGCCCCTTTTTGTACGTATCCATCATCTCCCAGAGTTTGATTATCATTAAAAGAGGCGCTTACTTTATATTGATTAAAATGAATAAATCTCGAATTATCAATTGTTGGAACAATTCCAGCGACTATTTTATCATCTTCATAATTATAGTTTTCTTGTAAATCATCCCATAAATCGGGGTACAATGCTTGGGTATCTAAAAATTTCATTATTTTCTCACAATTATCCCTTGTATATTCTAAATTAGTTTGGATAATTTTCAATTCATTTGCTGTTCTTCCAGTTGTTCCTTGTATTTCTTTTCCAATTTGTAATCCATCAAAACCATTAGCCAATACCGGGCATACCTCGGTCCCGGCATTATCTCTAATTGAAATAGTATTTGGAACGAGATCATTCATCATTTTTCTTCCTTCTTCAAATAATTCTGGGCGCTTGACACCGATATATCCAAAGGTAGCTATATAATCATTTGCATTATCTGTAATATTTCCAGCCGTAGCTGGTAATGCTTGGGTTGTAAAAGCTGAATGAGTATCACTATTAAAATTATATAAATTCTGGGCGTTGATTGGTTTATATGTTGTGCTTTCTATTGTTCTTGTAAGCTGTCTTGTAAATCCTAAATTATCTTTGATATCAAAAATATTTTCATTTTGAATTTCTTTCAATTGGTTTGTTATTTGGTCTGCAATAGCAGATGGAGTATTAAATCCTTTATTGACTTCAATATTTATTTTTTCTCTCAATCTGTAATATGTAGCCTCTTGAATAATTCCATTATGTCTGCTTGGGAATTGAGCGATATAATTATTAGATGAATCTCCTTTTGAATAAGCTATTTTATCTTTGATAAATAATGTATATCTTTTATTATCTACTCTCTGTTTAAAAATTTCAGAATTTAATCCATTCACTTTTTTCCAATCAGCCCGACAGAAGCAATCCTCATTTACATTAAATTTAGTAGCTCCCTCGTCTTCATCATCAGCGTTTGTATAATGATTACCAGCAGCCATCCTTGGTACGCTTCCTCTTGCACTTTCATTATGACTATATCTTCTAGGCTGCTGAATATATGATGGATATTCATTAGATGTAATATAATATCCAATAACTAATGGAGCTAAATTATCTCTTAAATCAACCTCTTCATCACTCACTTCTGTCGTAGTAATAGCTCTATAATATCCGAGCCTATATTTTCTATTATATCCAGCGGTTTTTTTATAATATTTATCTCTGTAATCGATATCTGTATATGTGCTTACTTTATTTTTTCCAGTAACTTTTCCTTTGAATTCAATCGTGCTTGGATTACCAGCTCCAACCTCGCTGATAAATGCTCTTTCTAATGATACTTTATCTCCTACATCTAATCTTACAGTTTCATTTAAAGGATTCGTAAATACAGCTGGATTGCTATCGTTGCCCGTTCTACTCTCTACGGAAGCAAGTCGATTGCAATTAATAAGTTTAGTATCTACATATTCACTCATATTTATATTTATTATATAAATATATAAAAAAAACAAATTAAAAACTTAAATTATTGAATAAATCCTTTTTCAACTAAATACTGAAATTTTTCAGAATGTTTCTCTTTAAATATATCAATCTTATCTTTATTTTTATAATAATTATAGAGAGATTTATTTTTTAATAATTCTTTATTTTCATTATATTTTTCCTTTTTCTTTTCTTTGTACCCGTTTTTATAATGATTTTTAGCTCTCTCTCTATTTTTCTTTTTAAAATCTTCATTATTCTTGCTTACGTCGTGATAATATTTATTTTCTCTGATTCTTTTATTTTTATAATTTGTAAGAATTCTTGCGATTTGTTCGGCTGTAAGATCCATTATCTATATATTATATATAGATAATTTTTTTTTTAAATATATTAAACTCATCTTTGCGGGCGGATATGAAAACAGATGATAGTTTTTCCAGAAATAGCCGTGCATAGCGTCTCATTTTCATATACAATATCTACATCAAAAGAGTTGATATAGAGAGTTTCTGTATTATTCAAGGCTACGTATGTTTTCTCGTGAGGTTCAAAATACAATCCTCCCGTTTCATTCCCGCTATTATCGAAGCGAGGAAGATGAGCCACAATTTTCGAAAGAGTACCCATCCTAGCATTCATAGATGATTGAGTAAAATTATTTAATCTGATAAATAATGAAATATTTGAAATCAATTTTGGGACGGTGCTACTTTGATTTGTAGTTGTAAGAGTTGTGCTGTCGGTTGGTCTGCTAACTGGCTGACCTACATATCCAAGAGTAAATTGAGTATTTGTAACATTAGTTGCTGGCCCATATTCTGCGCTCCTAGCCGTAATAATTAAATTATCATAATCAGCCATTCCTCCACTAGCATTAACCTTTTTAGGTACTAATAATCCACTCGCTCCGTCCCCGTGATTTGTAGTAGTCCGACTGAAATTATTCCAATTCCTTCTTTCTAATGAGCGACAGAAATTAAGCTGGTTATATTGTTGAGACCATCCCCACCAATCATAATTAAAATATGTTGAGGCATCATATATTGGATAATTTGCATAATGATCTATTTTTTCAATTTTCATTTTCTGACCTCCCCCGGCCCCTCCACTGGATGCAGCCATAATCGGGTACATAGCCCATTTAGTCGCATTTACCGGATTGAGACATTCATTTTTATTTGCAGCAGTTCCGCTACCGGTTCCTCTCATAGTTGTAAAATCACAAAGAAGAGTTGCTGTATCATCGCTAGTTAGCATATGAATTGATAATTCTTCATTATCTAATGTAAATCTTACTTTTTCATAATTAGCCGTATTAGTGGCTATATTATATTTAGCTGCGAAATTTACATTATGGGTTCCATAATAAATTACCTCATTCATAAAAATTCCATTTCCAGTTCCGATTGTTCGAGACCCACTCTGAAATACTTTCAAATCTGTCCCCACCCTACAAACGCAAATATCAGCATACCTCCACTGACTATGCACTCTTATACCACCCGTATTATTTCTGACGCCAAATTCAAAATATTCTGGGACATATTCAGTTTTTCCGACTTCTGTTTCAACCTCTCGATTGATACGAGATAATCCAGCCGTCCAACGACCAGTTGTATTTGCGTCACTAAAATTAATAACACAAGTACCTTGATTTTGAGAGATAGGATATTCTCTGTTTTGAACTAAAAATCCTTTGTTATTAGTAGATGTTGCTTCACCCGCAGCTTGGGTAAAAGTTCCTTCAAATCCAGAGCTTGATATATCAGTTAGAGAATCATTTCCAAAAACAGTTTTAGAAGTTTTAGCGGTAGCTTGGGTAGCGACAAATTTAAATCCTTCAAATTTTTCCGTAGCATCATAAAGAGTAGAAACATTTAATGTTGTCGAATCAACTCCATTTATCAAAGATGGATGAAATGTAGCTTGATTAATTCCTTTTTGAATTTCATTCCTCATATCTTCTACATTAACCTCATTTTTTAAATCCCCAGCTCGAAAAGCTTCTCCCGATCCAATCACAGCTCGGAAAGGATGGGTTGTAGTATCATTAATATTTCCACTATTTACATCTTCGACTGGCGTCCCGAAATAATTACAAAATCCACTATTTGATCTATCAAGTATAAATAAACCATTCTTATTTATCTTTGCAGATTGAAGAGCTATTTCACTTTTTGGAGGAATTTTCATCGTATTAAGTAAGCGGTTCTGATAGGAGAAAGGCTTGAAAGCGTTCGATTGTTGCGGGCCATTCTCTACGGCTTGATTTGAAGTAATAACTAAACTCATTTTATATTAAATAAATATAAAATATTTTAGATAAAAAAAAATATAAAATAATTTAATAAAAATGTACTATCCATTTTATAAAAATTTTTATGTAAAAATTAATTTATTACATATTATAAAATGCCGACCAAAGTTAAAAAGTCTGTTAAAGTTGCACCCGTGAAAAATCACGATGCAATTCAAATTGATATCAAAAAATCTTTGGATGATGATAAAAAAATCAAACCAGAAAAAATTTTTGATAGTTATAAAAAAAAAGAAATTAAAAAAATAAAAAATAAATATTAAATTACCATTCATCATCATACATATCAAAATCATATTGATCCTCAATTTTAGGTTTGTCACCGTATTTATAATCGTACTCTTGGAATTGATACCAAGTCTGGCGAGCCTCTTCTAAATCTGGAAGAAATATGAAAATCTTCCTTTGATTTTTCCTCTGAATTTTATTTTCAACATATAATTTTTTACCTAGACAATTTTTTTGAATTTCTTTCCAAAATGTAGCGTTGCTGAATTTTCTTCCATCATATGATTTGCTTTCATATACCTTGAAAAGCCAGTCTTTGTCATATACAACCTTTTTTTCTCCGGTTTGTTTATCAGTTAATTCTAAACCATATCTTTTAGGGTGACACGAGTACTCATCAATTACTAATTTTTTGCCCCATTCAATAAAATTGCCTTCATATTCAAAGCCTCCATCTCTCATTACAGTATTCCACCAAACTTTCGGTGAATTATGATTTCTTTCAACTTGTTCTTGTAATAATGCAGTCTTTTTAAATTTTCTTGGATTAAAATCAGATAGATCAATATTATATAAATATTTACCGAATGATTCAGTTGGTACATTTCTGATTTTATTAAAATATTTTTCATTTTCATCATTAGCTCGGCCCGCGAATTCATTCGATAATTCTAAACAAAAATACCTACGATCTCCTTCTTCAACTCCGGCGAACCAATCATTATTTGTAGTAATAATATAATTACAGTAATCGTGAATATTATATTGATTAATTGATTTTTTTTCTACTGTTTGTTTATCTTCTGTAATATGATTTTTAATTTGGCCTTCAAGTTTCTTGTCTCCACCCCAGAAAGCCTCATCAAGATTAATTAATGTCTTACCTTCTAATAAACCGTTGAATTTTCCAAATACTCTTTCTGCATTACTATTTTGAGAGTAATGATTATCTCCAATAATATTTTCAAGTTTCTTTAAAATTACTCCTTTACCCGCACCTTGTTTTGAATGAAGAGCTAAACAAACTCCGGTCTTCTTGTACGGTTTCTGAATAATATGAGCGAGATATTTAATTACATATTGAAAATCCTCTTCATTATTGTTGCACCAGATATTCTTGATATGATCGATTACTGGCTGGGCTTCTTCTTCATCATATTCTTCACAATCATCTTTTGTAATATTGTACCCTTTCCAAATATTGAAAATGTAAGGATTGTCAATATTTCTTGGATCAAAATCTATTTTTTCTTTTTCATTTCTTTCGCTCCAATTCAGCCATTCATTCAGAGGATTAACTTTAATATTTTTAGTTTTCCCGTCTTCATCGGTAGCTGTATATTCAAAATTTTCTTTTTGAAAATCTAATTTTACATCTTTAATAGCTTTAACATCATAAGTATCTTTTTGAGTAGTATGAATCATATTCCCTTCATCATCATATTTTACTAATGTATCAAAAGATGGTACAACAAAATTGGATGTCTTTTTAATATATATTAATCTTTTATTCATTTCTTTTAACATTTCATTTTTTGCATATACTCTGGCTCCTCCATTCTGTTTTGCTTCAAGAGCCGCCATATAAATTGACTGTAAAGATTTACAATCATTAGGAATATATTTTTCTTTTAATTTTCTTAAAAATGTTAATCCGAGTTTATTTCCATCTTTCTCTTTTCCGAAAGATTTCCATTTATAATGAATATCTCTTTTTGTTGTTTTATTTTTAAATCCTTCATATTCACTCGTAAAATCTTTAAACAATCCTAAACCAACATCATCTCCATCTGTAATATTATGTAGAGCCATACCGATTTTTAGCCATTCAAAATATTCATAACATTCATCTTGGACTTTGCATAATTCAATAATTTCTTTTAATTCATTTAGATTATAATTCTTTTTTACTGGTACAAATTCAATAGTTTCTTCTTCTTCTTCTTCTTCATCAGTTGCATTTGGAGAGGCTGGCGGAGAAGAAGCCGGAGAAGATGGAAGACTTTTCCTTGCATATGGGCCATTAGTCATTTCGCAACTTTGAATAATATGAAATGTCGGATAATCTGTAAAACTTACCGGTATCTTCTGTCTATCATCATTTGGTTTGTAAGAATAAATCATTCTCATATTGCCTCCGTCTCTATATACGGCTTTATCAAAGATCTTTATCTTTGTACCTTTGAAATATAAATCATATAAATTATTTTTCTCATTAAATTCTCTTAATTTCTGGATGGTTGTATCATATTCATATAAGACCATATGAAATGAAATCGCCCATCCTTCCTTACCTTTTTTAATTTTCTTACCGTGACTAGAAGATACAGCGATCCTTGCTTGTGGATAGTACTTACCTAAAATTTCTCTGGCTTCATTTTGAAATAATTCTTTATTTGTTTCAAATTCATCTTTGTCTTCATACCAAGCGTCAATATCATAAAATGGTTTTACATTCGATTTATAATCAGTCCATTCAAAGAAATATGTTTTCTTTGATTTAGATAATTCAATCTTTTTGTTTAATTCAGATTTGTTGGTTATATTTTGAATATCAACCTTTGCATTAAAATTGGATTGATTTTTAAAATCTTTAATTGAGATCATATTATTATTATTATTCATATTTTTATTCCCTCTATACAAAATATTATTTGTTTCTTTTTTAAATACTTTTTGTCTATCCATTATATACTTAATATAGAAAAAAAATATGGGCTAAACGCGGAAAAATTAAATATAATCATTAATTATACCATTTAAGCGTCGGTATATCTTGAATTATACTAAAAATAGACTTAAAAAATACATAAATTTTAAAATTATTACTTTAAATAGTGCTAAAAACAGTATAATTTGAGATATTCCGGCGCTTATATGCATAATAATAGATTAATAATACTTAAAATAATAATATCTATAAAGAATATATAGAAAAAATGACTATTTATAATGGACCCGATGGATCTTTAAATTTATATTACAAGGGATTATTAATTTCATCATTCCCATTATCTAGAAAAAATAATTTTCAAAGATATCAATATCAAGGTGAGTACTTAATATTGAAATCGATGAGAGAAAAATTAAATATAAAACAAATCATATTTACATTAACTAATTTTTGTAATCTTATTTATGCAAGAAAGAAAAACAGCCAGCCTATCAGAAGAAGCGACCATCAAATGTTTATCTCTTGTTTATTTGGTTTAATTAAATTAAAAATTATCGATAATGATGAATCAAATGGATATTTAATTATGAAGAAGAAGAAATGATTTCTTCTATATCGACCCCTATATAATTTCTTTTTAATAATTCACATCTTTTACCTACGATTTCATTATGAGCCGTCATATCTAAAATGAGATCATTTTCATTTGAATATGTTTTTATAAAATAATCTATCATTTCATCGCATCTAGTAATTCCATTACCTCTTCCTTTTCTTATTGGATATTGTAATAATGTTGTCGGATGTCTTCCTTTATGTCCTTCCTCTTCAATTATAACATTATCTTTATTTACTCCATCTTTTCCCCAATATGCATTTTTTCCTCCATACTTAACATTTCTTTTCGGATGGAATTCTTCACCTACCATTTGAGGATTATATGTACCTCTTTTTTTATAATAAATAAATACATCTTCCATTATTCTTAATGGTTGATATTTAGCTGTTAAAAATCCCGTGCTATTATTTTTAAGCCAATTATAATTATATTTTGGTTTTTCATATTTCAATAATTCATAACTAAAAGGAATTGCTGAATGTAAAGCAATTATTCCATCTGGTTTTAATACTCTCCATAGCTCGGGAAATAATTCATCCCATCTTAAATTTTTATCCCATTCAGCTTTTGTTTGGCCGTTGAATGGAGGATCTGTATAAACAAAATCAATAGAATTGTCTTCTAACGTTTTTATAACTTGATGAATATCTCCTTGAATATATTTCCTCATTATATTATATTAATATTTAAAAACTTGAATTTAAATTTATATTTCAATTGATTAAATTATTTAATGGCTTGATATCAGATTGTTTTACATTTACGCAATCTGAAATCTCTCTCTTACCTCTGTCCCATCTACCCATTTGAGAAATATAAAAATCAGAGCTTCTATGTTCCCATCCATAAATTCCATCGTTACATCTCCAAAGATAAAATATTCTTATATCTGGATTATTCGAAATTATTTCATCTCCTTTTAATAATTTATTTTTCCCGAAAATTAAAGTTGGATATTGATTATGTCTAATCCTTCTTGTTTTTATTTCAATATAATATTTATCATTATATTTATCAAACTCATAATAATCTCCCATATCTGCATTATCTTTTGTATTCAATAATGTACCAAATATATTTTCTAAATCTTGATGGCTGGTTGATTCACTTCTAGATCCAAAATTTAAATCTTTATTTTTTAGAGATTTATAATCTGTCATTTTACTTATAATTAGATTTTAATTTAATGAAATAAACTCAATCTCAAAAGTGTCTGGGCTGGAAACCCGAATTTTTTTTTTGAAGAGGTGCTTTTATTTTTTGAAAACTACTTTCCAGCCCGGACACTTTTTAATCAAATAAAACTACAATAGGATTTTCTTTTGTAGCTCTTCTGATAGTTAATTTATATAAATACTGCGTCTTAATTATTTTATTTTGTTTTATTTCTTGGGCTACTTCCTCCGTCATTATTGGATTTATATGATTAATACAATATGGAGAGCTATTATAAAAAGTACAAGCTCGCCTAACAGATGGAAGATCACCCCATTTATAAATTGTTAAAATCTCGTTATATACTTGATCTTTATCTGTATATGTGCTACTATCAAAATTATAATTACATTTACCCCATTTTATAATCTTCTTTGCAATAAACATTACTCGGCTCTTCTCCTCGGTAGTTGGTCGCTGTTTAGGAGATTTATTTTTCAAATAATCTTTTAATTGAGTTAAATTTTGAATCTTATCATCATATTTGAAATTTTCCATATATTCTTCAATATCTGAAATAATATTTCCTTTTGTTTTTTCTTCATCAATATTTACGCCGTGCTTTGAAAATAATTTTATAATATCCTTTTTTGAGTGTGATTTATCAATAAACATTTTTTTAATTTATAATATATTTTTTTTTTATAATATATACTTAAAATAGATGCCTATTAAATCTGGATTATTGAAAGGAGAATTAACAACCGCTGAAATACGGAAACTCATAAAAGCCCATAATGTCTTAATGTCGATTAAGATCCCAGCTGGTGCAACTAGAAGCCAGATTTTGAAAATATTAGATGATAAGGGATATATGGTTAATCACGTCAGACAATCTATACAGAGGAGATATAAAAATGAAAGAAAGCCAAATGTTACTTTGAAACAAGCTGAAAAAATTACAGCTCCAAAGAAAAAAACTGAATTACAAAAACAGAAAATGCAAGAGGCCAAAGAAGCCAAAGAAGAAATGAAAAAGAAAGAAGCCAGAGAAATTAGAAAAAAAGCAGTTGAAGAAGAGAAAATGAGAGCAGCTAAAAAGGCTCCAAAACCGACTGCGAAGAAAGTTTCAGTAGGTGTTGGTACAGAAAAAAAAGATGATAAAAAAGATGAAAAACCGGTTGATAAACAAGAGAGAATAGAAAAAGAAAAAGAAATTAAAAAATTGTGGCAAAGAGTTTTAATCCCAGATTTAAGAACCGCTTATGAAAGCGGTTTTAAAACTAATATGAAAAAAGCATTTACAAAAGCAGTAGGGATACTCGCTAAATATGAATCTAAAAGAGATGGAGTAAGCGACGCAACAGCAAGAAAGAGAATCAAAGCCATAGGTGGCTCTGGTAGATTAATTACTAAATGGGGGGAAAGAGCAACAATTAATAAAGCAATATATGAAGGGGTTGATATAACTGATATATTAAATACTTAATCCTTGGCTTCTTTAACATATGTATTTAATGCAACCTCTTTCGAATGTCCCATCACTACATTATCTTTTTCCAACTCTTTTTTCATATCACCATATTTTGATGATAAATAAATTTTTCTCAATAGAGTTGTACTAATTGATTTACCCATATATTTTTGAGAATATTTTATCAAAGTTTTTGATAATTCTATCCTTGTTAGAGGCTTACCGGTGGATGTCTTGAATAAAACGCCCATACCATTTATTTTTAAATAATATCTTAATATCTTTTTCAAAGTTTGATCTTCAATTGGAAGATCTAATTCTTCATATTTCTTACTTGTTTTATATTTATTTAAAACAAAGAATAATCCATTTTTTTCAACTACTAAATAATTTTTCTCTTTTTTCTCATCTTCTTTTAATTTATTATAATCTCTTTTTTGAATAGCTTCCATCCCAGCTACATCATTCCTAAAAGGCATCCTCGCATATATATTAAATAATGTATAAGCTTGTAAAAGCTGCATTTCTTTTTTAGTTATTTCATCTTTATTTTTCTTTTTGATTGGCTTCAAATCATCAGCCATTTTATTTATCATTTCAAATATCCCTTCTGTTGTTGAAAAATTCTTTGATTGTTTATCACTAATTACTCCGCTCTTTTGTTCTTCACTATATTTATCATTTAATTCATCTCTAATTTTCCCGTATTCTTCAATTAAATCATCATTCTTTTTGTCGTGATTCAAAGCCATCAATAGTACAATTACTGCATTCAAAATATTCCTTTTTGATAAATAATGTAAATCTCCCAATTTATCCATAACTTTTTCTGGATCTTTTAAGAAGTCATATCCATCAGTATCAAATAATTTTTGTAATTTATTCAGATTAATTACATACTGTTTAACAGTATTAGTCTTTAATTGCGGACGAGCCTTTGAAATATCTTCACTTGGATTTTTACTATCTAATATCATTTTTATATAATAATATTAGATATTATTTTTAAATAAAATAAACTTAAAAAAGAATTTAATTTTTTAAAACTTCAATTATTTTTTCTTGGGTTTGTTGTAATTCTAAAAGTATTTTTTGCATTTTTAAATTTTCTAATTTTAATTTTTTCAATTGAATAACTAATTTTTCATTTATTTCTAATTGCTCCTCATATTTTTTTTTATATCTGTCACAAGGCATTTTATATTTATAATATATATTTTTTTTTTAAGCGAAATAACAATTGAAAATTCCATTCTCGATTGTTGCAACCTTCATTAATTCTAGGTAGGCGCGGAGAGTGTATGTCTCGGCTGGGAGACCAGAAGCCTTATATATTAAATCAATACCCTTGTTATTTACACGCTGTCCCTTATTAGTTTTAATTGCAGTCCATCGGAAAACTCCACCAAGACCAGCCGTGCCGCTATTCTGGGCGTGACCTTCCATAGTTTCAGCAGTTAGAGCCGATACAGCTGATGTCTGATATTCATCCCGAGCAACCATAGGAACTTTACCCTCTGCGTGCTGGGTAGTATGGAATAATAGAGCGTGATTCTTTCTATCAGTATTAAATTCATATAAATCATTATATAAGAGATTTACAGATAAACTCTGTGCCGCTGGGACATCCTTGGCTACGACACCATTACATAGAGATACTGGGGTGAAATTCTCGTTCTTCTGTAATCCAAAAAGTACCTTGGAAACAAGGCGGCCATTACCTCCGAGCTGGAAGGTAAGATCAGCGAAAGCTGCCTCCGAGCCAGTGCGCTTGGCTAATCTGTAATCAACATAGGAAAATACTAATTTCTGGTTCTGCTGTCTGTATTTTTCCATAATTTCTCCATCATATGAAATACTATCATAAATGAGTTTGCATTCATCTTGGTTGATCTGATATTCAACTGCATTCTCGGCTGCGTCACTATTAGCGACACACATACGACGAGACAGAGCCGCGCCAGTAAGAGAAGATGTCACGGGGGTAAATTCGATATCAATATGAACTTCCTCATTCAGCATAAACATAGGGAGCTGATTAAATCTTAAAAATGGGAATAGATCAGAAAGATAAACAGAATAGACCGGAGCATCAGCTATTGTCTGTGCCGAGGCGGCTGAATGAAGCTGAAAGGGAAGAAGTTGGAATGCACCCGCTCCGCCAGCGGCTGGAACCGTAGGATTGCGACCAACATCAAGGCCAATTTTCTTTGCAGAATTAGGAGGCTTATCAGTTGTATTGGCTGCGCGATCATCATATACCGGTTTATGATTAATACATCTCTGACTTAAATATTGCTCTCTTTCTTTATTATCTTCATTTGAAACAAACATCGATTGATAGTGGTGAAAATGTTGATAATCATCAATTTCACATACAGTCTTATTTCCAATACGAAGGGCTGCGGACTGTACTAAATTACTTACCCCAATATTGAGAGGATAAAATGCAGTAGTTGTAGTTAGAGGAGTTATTGCGAGAGTAATTTTTGAATTTGAATGAAGAAATCCAGCGACCCTTTGAAGAGTAAATCTTACTCTATTTTGAGAAAACGTCACCGGATCAATCACATCCGTAGAGAGCATCTGGCCGTAAGAAGACGGGATGGCTCCTACCTTAATTAGATCGGGAATTCTATCAGCGCTTACATCAGATGTATCCATAGAATCAGTCATTTTTATATAATTTAAATATATAAAAATTTAAAAAAAATAAAAAAATTAAAAATAATCAATAGAAAAAATTACATTATAACTTGCACTCCCATTTGAGCGTCCCAAGCTACAACAACCTTGGACTTGATAAATAGATAAGCCGAGATAGGATTTCCATCATCTAAACCGGTTGTCATCTGAATAGAAAATTGAGAACTGCTGAAATCAACTCCTTCGCTATCAAGCATATCATAAAGTACGCCGACGCCATAAACAGCTCCGGTATCTGGAATAAATCGATATCCAGTTGTTGCACTCTGATTTGCCGTAAAATTTCTATTAGTAGTTAGAGGAGAAGCACTAGTCCTTGTATGATGTTTTTCTGGGATAATTGAAGATAAGAAACTCTTAATAATCTGACTATCTGCGACAGTTGTAAGATTGTTTGATTTTCTAACGCTATCTACCTCAAAGGCTGATGGGAAACGCTCGCCATTACGGAGGAAAGCTATTTTTTCAATATTTGCTACGCCTCCTAATCCAGTTCCAGCCGCATTCGCAGCCAGCGTCGGCATATAAGTCAAAAATCCATCTTGGGCTAAATTATTTACAAAATTCGATGGGACAAAATTTACAAATGCACCAAGGACTTTTGTTAATCCCAGATTGTAATTAATAATAGAGTTAGTGCTTTCAAGGGTTGAGAAATAAGAGGTGATAGAATTAAAAGCAAATACTCCCTTATCCGGTGCTTGCTCTCCATATTCAACCTCGCACGATAGCTCAATATCGCTTAATTCATAAAAAGCATTAGCGAGATTTGTTGTAGTTCCATCAGAAGAATAGAAAAACTGGCTGTCCGGAGCTAGATGAATCTCAATTTCAAGAGGTAATTTTGATAGAGGGAGAGAAGAAGATCCAAGAGTGAGACCGCTAGGGAGAGGAATTGAAAATTTACTTCCAGCCGTATTTCTAACTATACTATCCCTAAATGAATTATAATTGGGATAGATAAGAGCTGTTTCTCCAAGGTGACCGGCTACATCTTGCATACCAGCCATTACGGGAAGATAAGAAGACATAAATCGGCCATAATGTCTGATATGCTCTATAACTTGCTTCGTTTCAGCGTGTCTGAAAACTAACTGATCTATAACTCCATAAGCTCCTAATTTATGAGAAGCCCTTAATTCTACGGCTTGGCCCGCTGTACCGGTGGGATGAAGAGTTCCAGCCGCATCTCGCCAAATATTCAGTTCAGCGTTGAGGCGGAGAGAAGATAAATCTAACATAGCATCTTGACGGCCAAGAGTAATAGTTAAGATAGGATTACCTCTCGCAAATGATACCTTCCCCGTGCTTGGAACATTACTCGGTTGAATAGATAAATATTTCTTTGATACGCTCATTTTATATAATATCAATATAAAATAATTTTATAAAAAAAATTTAAAAAAAATTGATAGAAAATATCAATCGATAAATATTAAATCCTTCGGTAGATTCATTTTATAACAGTAATATTGAACTCCATATGGAGGAGTATATCCTTTTTTAGGATTAGTTAAATGAGTAAATGTTGGCCTTGTAAATGGGATAATTACTTGCAAATGATCTTTAAACAATCTTTGAAAATGTTTCATTAAAAGAATTTTTGAAAATCCAACTAATATGAATGGTTTATCTAATTCTTTTAATCTTTTACATACTTCTTTCCATTTACTAAATGGAGGATTATCAACTATTAGGTCGTAGTTATCCGGTTCATATTCAAAAAAATCTTTATCTTGATGAATTATATCGTACCCCATCTCTTCAAAATATTCTTTCTGTTTCCCGTCACAATAAAACGGCGCCCATATAATTTTATCTTTTGGAATAAAATCTTCTATTATTTCCCATCCTTTTTTATCAGTTGCGTAATTGTCACTATCTTTATCATTAGTAAAACTCATTTATATTATTATAATATATTTTTTTTTACCAAATTTTAACTCAATATTTAGAGGCCAACAACTACGCTATCTCCCTTGATTGAAATTCTTCGGAGATGGAAGAGCATACAATAGAGGAGTTTATTATGAGCCGGAGCTTGATCTACTCCCGCGGCCGTGCTTTCATTATATAATAGCTGCAATTGATTTGTCTTATTATTCAGATTTGCTACTCCATCATTTAGAGCATATGCTCGGCCAATACAGAAATTACGATTGTAATCTACAAATGAACGAGGAACAATACCAGCTTGATTTAGAGCTTTCTCTAATTCTACCAGAGGCTGGGCTGCAATCGATACGCCCTTATTTATCTTTGAAACTACTATCGGACGGGTTGGTACCAATTTATCATCAATCAGAAATTGATAAGATGTAAGCCTATCAATAATCCCAACTTGGCCGCTTCGGATAGAATGGAGCCGACCATCCATACTGGTTGATTCTTCTTCATATGTAGATGCTAAACCACCGATTAATTGAGCTGGATTTAGAACCTTCGCGTCACTTGGAATAACTATCATAGATTTTGCTCTTGTATTAGAAACTTGAAGATTTACTGTTGCATTTCTATTGGAAGATAAGAGGGAGTGCTTGTAATTAGTAACGCTGGGAATATCAATCTCAATAGAACCCCCATCCTTCATTTTCTTAATCATTCCCGCCTCATATCTAGGATCTACCGATACTTGCTGGACTACGATCTGCATATTTGAAAATTCAAC